TAAATGGATATAACAACTCCCTCCTAAGGAGTCGTTGCTGGTTCGATTCCGGCAGGGGACATTTTTAAGCCTTTAACCATGCGGTTTTAAAGCATTTTGTCCACATTCTGTCCACATTTGTTTTATCTTTTCATCGTTTCGTGATTTTTGCTCTTGTAACTGGTGGGCGTAAACTTCCAATGTGATGTTCAGATTCTCATGCCCTAAAACTTGCGATACAGAAATCAAGTCAATATCGTGGGCTATTAAATAGCTGGCGTAAGTGTGCCTTAACGAGTGGACACGTACTTCACGCCCAATGATTTTCCGTAAGGTTTTATTGACGGCATTGTTGGATAGTGAAGGCAGTAGTCTACCATCTTCAGTAGGTGGCAGTTGGTCGATAAAATTTATAAATTCATCATCAAGCGGTATCTCTCGGATACTGCTTTTTGTTTTTGTTGGTAGAAAACCAGTATTGTTTTTATAGTCCCACGTTTTATTGACTGATAACATGCCAGTATCTCTGTTGATATCATCCACCGTTAAGCCTAGACACTCAGCAAAACGGATACCAGTTTTAGCTATGATATAAAGTGCTGCATAAGACGCATATTCTGGATGCTTGCTTGTCTCGTAGATCAATCGCTCGTATTCTTCGACCTCTAGGAATTTCGTTTCAATATCACGCCCTTTATTCTTTGCGTTGATTTTGGCAAACTTGCAAAAGTTACGCTTGATATACCCTTCATGCACTGCCATTTCAACGCATGATTTGACATGCACATTAAAACGCTCGACAGTATCTTGAGCGTGAGTTTTAGCATAGCTATTCAACACACGTTGGTATTGTGTGGCAGTAACAGATTTTAGTTTCTTATCACCAAAGAATAATTCTATCTTGCGTTGAGTGTTGATGTATGCCTTGTAAGTTATCTTGGAAACGGTGGGTTTCTTATAAACTTCACACCACTGCTTAAAATAAGCATATAAGGTAATATCTTCATCAACGGTGATATTATCTTGTAACTTCAATTCCATCTCAGCGGCAGCCTTGATAGCTTCAGATTTAGTACGGAAACCACCCTTAGACTTCGGCTTGCGTTTGCCAGTAGAGTCGTAGTAGTTTATCCGATACTCCCAGCCGTTTTCTCGTTTTCTGTATGATGCCATGTTGTTTTTACCTCATTTTTGTGTTAAAATGGGCATAGTAAAAAGGGCTTTTTAATGCCTTTTACTATACTTGATTACCTCACGCTCTCGGTCGCCAAACTTTGAGAGAGTGGGGCTTTTTTTATTTTTATAGTTATTCTTATGAACTATCCCATCAACTCATAATATTCATCAATGACCATCAATTCTTCTGTGACTGTTCTAAGTTCATGTTTTTGCATGAAATGAAGATAGTTGAACGATTTGTGATCGTCTGATAGTGCGAGTTCTTCTTCTAGTAGCCTATGAATCATGTGCCTATTGGCTTCATTCTCACACCTAGTGTGGTTGTTTTTATATAGTGCGGTAGAATGTTCCAGATGTCCTAATTCGTGGTATATGACCCGTCTTTTTGCGTTTTCAGACAGTTCACGGTTTATGAAAATAATATTGATTTCTTTGATGTAGACCCCTGGTCTTTGCCAAAGTTCGTTATCAAAATAAGCGAGACTTACTTGATATTGGTCCAGTAGCTCATTTATTGTCATAGATAATTCCTTGATTTTTTTATAATTTGATTGCTCTTTTTAAGCGCATATTGTAAAATTAAATCGAAAGGGAGTGGCAGCAATGAAATTAAAAATATACGCTCATTTATCTGTGTTATTTGAAATTACTGCACTTATTTTCATGGCTGTTTCTTTAATTCTGAAACTACTACTTACGTATAAAATAAATGTTAGTTCCTATCTAACGATTTTAGTAAGCAGTTTTATACTATCTGAACTAATTATTCACTTATTTCTTCAGATTCGAGTAATTCCTTTTGAAGAATCTTAGTAGCAGTTTTTGGTGTTTTGATATCCAGCTGAGAAGTAGCTCCTTCAAATTCAGGGCTTAAACCTTTATCAATTAGTAAACCAATAGCCTCGGAATTTAATTTATTTGCCTGGGCTTTTTTTAATGCCTCATCACCATCACTGTTTAATTGTGCTTTGAATTTTCCGTTTTTTAAATCAACTTCAATATTTGCGCCATTACGTTTTATGAGATTTCGGAAGCTGCGTCCACCAGCGAATAAAGTGACAAAAGTTAGGATAGGAATCAATACCTCAGGTTTACCAATCAATTCAATTGGGCCTGGCGACTGAACATTAGTCCGTAGGCTTACTTTTTCGTCTCCAACTTCGATGTGGTCTTCGATGATACGGATCATTTGCGTCAGAGTATATAAGAATGTCGTGTACCCAAAAGCGTCTACATTATTTTCTTGCAACACCTTGAATGTGACACTCATAAAATTTTCGTCGATATAGGCATCGTATAGACCACGGTTGATGAATTTCTTGTAAGGATTGGCATCTGTGATTGTATGGCCTGAATAAACTAGTTTATATAATTGCGGGTCGATATCTCTATTTGGAATTATTCCCAACCAATGAACTTTAATCCGTTTATTAAAAGGGCAAATGTTTGAAGCAGATTCAATATTTTCGTCACTTTCAGTATATGGGCGACTTACAATTTCGCCAACTAGAAAATCGTTGGGAGCTTCAGAAGGTACGATGACGATATCACCAATATTCAAACTATAAGTAAATTTCATCATCTGATTATAAGCGGAACCAGGCTTTTCGATATTTTTATCGAAGGCTTTTATTTTGCTTTTTACAGATTCTTCATCAAGATTCTCCAAATCATCAAAAGTAATATGATTCCATCCGATTGCAATATAACCGCCACTGAGAAAACTCTTATAGAACAACCCTTTTTGAGCTCTAACGAACCAGTAGTCTTTTGATGAATCAACTGACGGAAGATTGCTTTGCAGATGTTCACATAAACTATTTAATGTCAAAACATCACTTTCAGATATTAGCATCCCTACCTCCCTCTCAAATATATCTCAATAATATTCTGGATAGCGTCGATGTCCTCTTCAGTAAGTGGCTTGCCATCGAATGTCTTGGCATTCTCTGCCATTTTTCGGAGGTCGTCAGACGTGTAACCTGCGATTGTATCATCCTTTGCAATAGCCGGGCCATCTCCGAAAAGAATGTAATCTGTCGAAGTCCCCAAGGCTTGAGCTAATTTCACAATCTTTGTCCCTGTTGGAATACTAGCGCCGCTTTCCCACTTCGAAATAGTTGAGTCAGACTTATACCCTAACATTTTTGCTAATTCAAGTTGACTAATGCCCTTGCTAGCTCTCAAACTTTCAATTCTGCTTCCTCTTTGCTTATTCAAATCCATATCTTTCTCCTTGCTGTTTATATTAACATTATATAGTAGACTTTCTTAATTTTCAAGTTGATTTATAAAAACTTAAAAAAAACTTGAAAAAAAATCAATAAAATCATTGACATTGAATTTAATTCAAGTTATAATATGTTTGTAAGTTAGTTAGAAAGGAGGAACAAAATGACAGAAACAGTTCCAAAAATTACAATCAAAGAACTTCGAGCTCGCCACAATCTGACACAAGCCAAATTCGCTGAAAGCATTGGTACGACAGCTCAGACGGTTAGCGCTTGGGAAAAGAATGCGCTTTCTATTTCTCCTAAGAAAATGGTAACTATCTGTAATAAATACCACATTCAATCGTCTGATTTGTACGGTATCTGATATTTTTTTACAGCAAAACTTGAATTTTATTCAAGTTAAGAATTATGAAAGGAGTTTTAACAGAATGAATCACATTCACGATTTTATCGAGTTCATGCAAAAAGGCCGCACAATCCCAGAATGGGACTTCACGACCTACATGTTCTTTACATTCTCAATGCTTGTTGGGGTTCTTATCTTGCTTCCTATTCGCTTTGAGCGTTCGTTTGGAAAGCGACCAGAAAGCGCCGAAGATAGGGAAGCTGACGAAGGACATTAAATTTCCAAATTGAGTATCAGACAGGACAATTAAGCAGTTTCTCAAAACGAGGATTCCAAAGATAGCCAAAGCGATCACAAAGCTATAAGTTATATCTCCCTCTTTCTCAAACTTGAAAAAGAGTAGGACGTCATGAATATAGCTTAGCGCTATCAGCGAAATGACTAAAGCAATTGCAACCACTAGGCATAGATACATCCAATTAATGTCGGTCAGCTTAGTCAAAGCTGAATGGCTATCTGGTGTAATGCAGTGAAATTCAACGTATAGCAAGCCCACCAACATGAGTAGTGCTAATACTTCGGATTTATTCTTCATGTTAATACCTCGTTTCTTTTAAAACTATTATATCAAACGGAAAGGAATCAAGATGAACGAACTTATCAACGTAACATTAAACGACAATCAAGAACCTGTTGTTTCTGGAAGACAACTACACGAGGCTCTTGAGGTTAAAACACCTTATGACAAATGGTTTCCACGAATGACGGAATACGGATTTACAGAAAACGAAGACTTTTCGACATTTTTGTCGCAAAGTACAGGAGGGCGTAGAGCTACTGACCACGTCATCAAGCTAGACATGGCTAAGGAAATCGCCATGATTCAACGAACTGATAAAGGCAAAGAAGTCCGAAAATACTTTATCCAAGTTGAAAAGGACTTTAATAGCCCCGAAAAGATTATGGCTAGAGCCTTGCTTATGGCAGATAAGAAAGTACATAAGCTAGAAGCTCAGATTGAAGCTGACCGCCCTAAGGTGTTGTTTGCTGATGCAGTAAGTGCTAGCAAGTCATCTTGTCTTATTGGTGAACTAGCTAAAATCCTGAAACAGAACGGCATTGACATTGGTCAAAACAAGCTCTTTCAGTGGTTGCGAGCAAACGGCTACCTAATCAGTCGCCGCGGCGAGTCTCGGAACCAACCAACGCAGAAAAGTATGCAACTAGGTCTGTTTGAACTCAAGAAGACCAATATCAACCACGCTGACGGTCACACCACAGTCAACACTACGACTAAGGTCACTGGCAAGGGTCAGCAGTATTTCATCAACAAATTTCTTAACCAAGAGTATTTGCCAGGATAGGAAGGGGGGGTTGTATCATGAACGACCCATTCAAACCACTGGCTGACCAATTCGATAGCATGTTAACGGCAGTGATAGCAGATAAAACAAAAGCGTTTGACTTAGATCAAACACTACCAATGATTTTAACTGCGAAACAGTGCCAAGCCATGCTTGGAATTGGCAACTATACAGAATTTTTACGAATCACCAACCTTGACGGTTTCCCAAAAATCGACAAAGGGCGAGGGAGTCAAATCAGATACCCACGGGACGCCGTGAGAGATTGGTTTAACAATAACTGGCAAGAGATTGCCTAGCACATAACCCTAGCCGTAGCAGTGAGCTAGTGAGGAGATATAAAAGCAATACCTACCAAAAAAACTACAACGATTTGATATTCATAATTGTCTCCTTAAATATATATAAAAAATCTATGAAAAAATCATCACTAGTTCGCTAGTGCGGCTAGGGAAAAGAAGAAAGGAATTAACAATGAAAATTTTTAACTGGATTTGGTCTAAAAGACAAGAAAAAGAAGTAGAAGTCTATGAAGTTCGTCCGCATCGAATGCTCGACGAAAAGGTCCGAGAGTTCAACGCTGACCACGGTCTCCCATTAGATCAGCTAGTGGGGTGATAACTTGAAACATCTACTAAAATCCTTGTTTGGTAAGAAAAAGCCAAAACAAAAAGATTATTTCTTCGAAGTCGTCGAAACTGAAGAAGAAAAACAAGAACGCTTAAAGCGGAAATATCTAAAGAAATAACATTACCATCTTCAATCCGTAGCCACGGCTCACCGTGGAGTGTAACTTATACCTTTCCCCAAAAAAATCTTTACTAAATTACTTTTTCCTAATTTCCCCATTCATAAGTCTAATAAAACATTGAAAAAACATGAAACGGTGGGCTATGGGTGCGGATTGAAGCACTAAAAAAGCACAGGTAAGGGCCTGTGCAAGAAAAACATCTATACAAGGAGTATACCATGAAAACATCTAAAATCACAACACTTTCAGCAATTGCGTTAGCCACAGCGTTCCTTGGAGGGGCAGTAGTTCACGCTGACGAAGCACCAGCGGCTAGCAACGTTTACACAGAAGTAGCTGGAAAAATCACAGTGACACCAATCCAACAAACTGAACAACTCACTGCAGCAGTTGATAATGCTAAGGCTGCTGGTGTGGCCGTTGAAACTGGTAATACAGTTAACAACCTTACTCAAGATCAAGCAGCAAACGCAATGAATGAAAAAGCTAACGAAATTAATTCAGTAGTTAGCCAATACAACGCTGAAAAACAAGCTTATACAGACGCTCAAGCTAAATACGAGGCTGACAAAGCTAAATACGTTGAAGACAAGGTTGCTTACGAAAAGAACATGGCAGAGGCAGAAGAGAATACCAAGAAAGAAGGTAATCTTTCAGAGGTTGCTGAGCAAGGTTTGGTGTACAACAATGCCAGTGAGCCAAACGCTACTCATGAAGTGGTAAAAGGCAACGTAGTTGATGAAAAGGAAGTGCAAGATGCTGCCAAGGCTGCGGAAGTGGGGGACAAAGATTATTTGGTTAACACTGTCCTCAATCCAGATAGCGAGTTTATCAACGGTGGCACTTATGTAGCGCTAAAAGCTGGCGAAACTACCACAGTTCGCTATGAAGGGCTTGAAAACAGCACCTACAACGGTCAAAAGATTGCTGCTGTAGAATACGACTACACACCAGACGTTGACACTTACGCAATTCTATACAATGACCCAACAATTACAATCGGTCTTATGAATTTCAGCAAAGCTATTGACGTAGCTACTAACGTCCGTTTCTACGACGCTAACAAGCAGCTAATCACACTTACAAAAGACGCTTTGTTTGGGTTCAATTCTCTTAACCGCGGCAAAGGCGAACTCTACGATGACAAGATTGAGTATGTTTCAAACGAAGCAGGCTTTATCACAATCAATGGGTCAACAATCGTAAACCACGAAGGGAATAAAGCATACGCTGATAGCTCAAACGATGAAGGTGTTATCGGTGAGTGGGACAACTTTGACAGCCCTAACTTTTACAAAGGCGGTATCGTTGGGCTTACCAAAGATGGGAAAATGAGCTTCCACTTCGGAAATGACGGGCGTGTTTGGCAGTGGTTCGCTATCAACTCAACAATTCCGGTTTCAACACTCCCAATCAAACCAGTTGAACCAGTAGCACCAACCATCGAAGAACCAGCAGCCCCTACTGTTAAAGTCGACAAATACGAAAATGTTTCAGCTACACCAGTTGAAACACCTACGGACGAAACACCAGAATTTAACGGTGGTATCGTTCCGCTCGACCCTCCTACAGTGGACATCCCAGAATTTGAGGGAGGCATTCCCGGAATCCCAGAGGTTCGAGAGTTGCCGGAGTACACTGAGCCAATCGGTACAGTGCCTAACGATGCACCGGTTTTGGATAAACCAGAATGGAACGGTGGCACAGTGCCAAATGAAGCGCCAGTGCATTACAAACCAGAGTTCCAAGGAGGCATTCCGGGAATCCCAGAAGTCCGTGAACTTCCACCATTTGAGGGTGGAGTGATCCCGAATGATGCACCTATCTTGGATTTGCCAGAGTTGCACATCCCAGAGGGACCAACTAAACCAACACCAGAAAAACCTAGCACGCCAGAAAAAGCCCCTAAAACGAGCGTAGAGCGTTCTAATGGCAAAGTGGCACAATCTACCACAGTATCTTATAACCTCGCACCAGTGAGCAAAGAGACACCAAAAACAGCCGTTTACGGTGGTGTCTTACCTAATACTGGCGAAAAAGAAGGAATTGCTAGCACTCTTGGATTGGTAGTCATCGCAGCAGGTATCACTGGACTAACTCTTGGATTCAAGAAACGTAACGAAAAATAATTAAATAATTAGCAGTGGTGGGAGGGGAGGCATTAAATATGGCAGACAATCAAAAATACTATTACATGAGACTTAAGCAAGATTTCTTCGAAACGGAGGAAATGATAATCCTTGAGTCGATGCAAGATGGCTATCTGTATAGCAACATCTTGCTAAAACTGTACTTAAGAAGTTTAAAGCGTGATGGTAAATTGATGTTCAACGACACAATTCCATATAGTGCAGAGGTCTTAGCTACAGTTACACGGCATAGCGTCGGGACGATTGAGAAAGCTATGGATGTTTTCCAAAAGCTCGGTTTGGTCGAAGTAATGGATGATGGTGCTATCTATATGTTGCAGATTCAAAACTTCATCGGTAAGAGTTCGACGGAAGCTGAACGAAAACGACGCTATCGAGACAAAATCAAGCTTGAAAAAAGCGACAACCAAGCGGTTTTAGAAGATGTGGGACATTTGTCCACTATAGAGGTGGGACATTTGTCCGGACATTCGTCCACCAGAGATAGAGATAGAGATAGAGATAGAGATAGAGATAGAGATAGAAAAAAGATAGAAGAAGAAGAGAATAGAAAGCTATCTTCTGCTGCTGATAAATCAGATTTCAACATCTTTGACTATTATCAAAATCGAATCGGTCTATTAGATGGTTTCCAACTTCAACAGATTGAAGCCTATCAAGCTATTGATGGATTAGAGCCAGATTTAATCAAAATAGCCATTGATAAAGCTGCTGACAATTCCAAACGCTCTTTTGGCTATGTCAACTCTATCTTGAAATCTTGGGCACAGAATGGAATTAAAACCGTAGCCCAACAGCGAGAGGAACAGAATAGTTTCCAATCCAATAAACCAAATAGCGATAAACCAAAATTTGGTCCAGCTTGTAGCAAATATTAGAGGTGATGCTTATGAGCTTAGAGCAAACAGCCAAGCAAATGCGAAGGCAATACATGAAGCCTAGCGATAAATACTGCGATAAGCACCAACGGCACTATGTCACGATTCAGTTTCCAAACTCAAAACCCTACACAGTGTGTGAACTGTGCCATAGGGAAGAGCAAGATCAACAGAATGCTATCAAAGCACAAGAGCAGTACGAACGAGAGCAAGAGCAGAAACGCTTGTACTTTCTCAAAGATTTCAGCTTGCTGGATGATGATTTGAAGAATGCTAGCTTTGACAATTACAAGGCGGTGGCCAGAGAGCAGAAAGAGGACTTGAAAAATGTCAGAAATCAACTTAAAGGCTACCTTGACGGTCAAGACTACAATATTGTGCTTATTGGAGATACTGGGGTTGGCAAAAGCCACCTAGCCTATTCAGCACTTAAAGCCTTGTCTGATCACACGAAAAAGATGGGGTTATTCATCAACGTGGTTGACCTGTTAGCAAAAATCAAAGAGGATTTCAGTCTTGAAGCTGAATATATCAGACGGATTTCGGAAGCTGAGTGGCTAGTGCTCGACGATTTAGGCACTGAAAAAGTGACAGAGTGGTCTAGCGGTATCTTGTACAGTATTTTAAACAAACGTACCAAGACTATCATCACTACTAACCTAAGTCCACGGGACATCATGGGCACTTATGGGAAACGTGTTTATTCACGAGTTTTCAAAAAGACAGGACTTGGAACAACGAACGAACATGTTTATCAATTCAAAACGCAACAAGACAAGAGGATGATGTTTTGACAGAAACGGAAGTAAAACTAAAACTCTTTGAAGACTACGAGCGTATTCATGGACTTGTGTTTTCAGAGGAACATAAACAGAAAATGATGGATGATTTAGATCTGTATTCGTTTATCGAGAAATTAAACGAATATATGGCGTTCGGCTACCGCTCGAAGGTGGTATTTAATCAGCACGTTCGAAAACACGCCTAAAATCGTCTGTAATCAATTTAAAAGTGTAGGGGGTATAAATTATCTAGCTACCACCTAAAAACGATAAGAGACCCCTTAAATCGAGAAATAGGGGCATTCAAAACAAAAAGGAAGACGAAGCATGACAAATCAATTAGCACACAAAGATTTTTTCAACACCCCAGCAGTTAAACAAAAATTCCAAGAGGTGTTGAACGGAAACGAGCGACAATTTACGGCAAGTTTGCTATCAATCGTGAACAACAACAATCTACTAGCACGAGCAAGTAACACCTCGATTATGACAGCGGCAATGAAAGCAGCGGTATTAAATCTACCTATCGAGCCAAGTTTGGGCTTTGCTTACATCGTGCCATACAAACAAGATGCACAGTTTCAGCTTGGCTACAAAGGACTTATCCAGTTAGCTATCCGCTCTGGTCAGTTTAAGGCTATTAATTCCGGCAAGGTTTACAAGGCACAATTCAAATCATACGATCCTCTATTTGAAACATTGGACATTGACTTTACCCAACCAGAAGATGAAGTGTATGGCTATTTTGCCACCTTCGAGCTCGTAAACGGCTTTAAAAAGCTGACATTCTGGACAAAAGAACAAGCAGAATCACACGGGAAACGCTTTTCAAAGACTTACGCAAGAGGGCCTTGGTCTACTGATTTTGACGCTATGGCTCAAAAAACTGTGCTCAAGAGCATTTTGAGCAAGTATGCCCCGCTTTCGACAGAAATGCAAGAAGGACTTATTTCGGACAATCAAACTGAGGAAGTTAAATCTGATCCTATCGATGTTACGCCAAAAAACGAGGACACCCAAACGCTTTTAGGCGACCTTATGAGCGATGAAGCTGAATCTGAAACAGAAAAAAGTGTAGATTCTGAAACCGGTGAAATCATCGAAGAAGTCAGTTTGTTCGAAGGTGATTCAACCAAAATCAAAGAGGTAGAAAATGACTGAACTAACAATCTTGACGGATGATAATTATTATTCTGACAAAACCTATATGTCTGTAAGTCGATTCAAGGAATATATGAAATGTGAAGCCCGTGCTAAAGCCATTGATGACGGGACATGGGATGATGAACGAGATCAAAAGCCGTTGCTATTCGGAAATTACGTTCATAGCTACTTCGAGAGCGAAGAAGCTCATGAAAAATTTAAAGAGGATAACAAAAAGGCTTTGTTCTCAAGTCGCAAACCTTACGGATTGCTATCTGATTTTAAACTGGCTGAAAAAGTTATCGACACATTGAAGGATGATACACTTTTCAACAATCTCTATCACGGAAAAAAAGGCGATAAGGTCGAAAAGGAAAAGATTGTCACTGGTTTTATCGCTGGCGTGCCATTCAAGGGAAAGCTGGATAGTATCAATTTTTCAAAAGGCTATGTAGTCGATTTGAAAACCATGAAATCCATCTGGACTAAGGAATGGTCAGAGGAATTGCGTGCCAAAGTACCGACGGCAGTCAATAACATTCTAGGGTTCCAATACCATGTCCAGCTAGGAACTTATTTAGAGCTCCTACGACAAATGGATTACCCGACATTTAAACCTTTTATCGTGGCAGTCTCGAAAGAAAAACAACCAGATAAGGAAATCATCGAACTTACTGAAGAATGGCTTGCAGAGGGGCTAAATTACATCACAGAACACGCTCCCAGAGTGTATCAAGTGTCACTTGGAAACGAAGAACCTAAGAAGTGTGGGCATTGTGATTATTGCAAGTCACAAAAAAAGCTGCATGAGGTTCTAACACTGGATGACTTTTTAAACACTTGAAAGGAGAACTAAAAACATGATGAATTCAGTCTGTCTTGTTGGGCGCTTAACTCGTGACCCAGAACTAAAATACACGACCAGCAATATTGCAGTAGCTACATTTAGCCTAGCGGTTAACCGTAACTTCAAGGACGCTAACGGCGAACGTGAAACAGACTTTATCAACTGCGTTATCTGGCGTCAGCAAGCTGAAAATTTGGCTAATTGGGCTAAAAAAGGCGCTTTGATTGGTATTACTGGACGCATTCAGACCCGTAGCTATGAAAATCAGCAAGGGCAAAGAGTGTATGTCACTGAGGTTGTCGCTGAGAACTTCCAAATGCTAGAAAGCCGAGCGGCGCGTGAAGGCAGTAATGCTAACCAAGGCAACACGTCGGGAGCGTTTGGCAACGACGGCGGCTATGCTGGGCCTTATCAGCAAGCGCCACAACAGCAAGGGCCGAACTTTGCAAGAGAAAGCAGCCCATACGGGAACGCAAACCCTATGGATATCACGGATGATATGTTGCCATTCTAGTTAGGTGAAATATGAAATTAGAATTTCTATTACCAAGGTCAAAAACCAAACCTGCTCAAAATTTAGTTATCAATAGTAATGACAGATTTCACTATCAAGCAGAGGGCCGGATGGTCAAAAAACTGCGATTGATAGCGAGAGCAGAAGCAGGGCTTAACATTAAACCAGTATATAGCCCAGATAAGCCTTGTAAGGTGCTTGTCACGGTCTATGCACCAACCAGAAGAAGATTAGACCCACCTAACCTATATCCGACTGTTAAAGCTATTATAGACGGCTTGACGGACGCTAATTTGTGGTCAGACGACAATCACGAAGTTATCAAAATGATGTCGTTTCAGTATGGCGGCCTAAGTGGTGAGTCTGGGAAATTTAAGATTGTGTTAGACATTGAAGGGACGTGAAATGAACAGCAAATACAAGGACAAGCTAGTCGGTTTATACGCTCCGAGCAGTCACGGACACACAAGCGTATTAGGTCAAACACAAGAATTCTCGAAGTGGTTCTGGGCTAATCACGAAGATATGGAATTTATCAGCGCCAAGCTAGGAATCAACGCAAAGAAACTCAATCGCATTCTAACACTGGAGCAGTTACCGGATGAAGAGTTACTAAGAAAGATGGTAGAACTATGCAAGTAAAAGAGTATGCACTATATAAAGGCGAGGAATTACTGGCAATGGGAACCAAGCGTGAAATCGCTGAACAATTGGGCGTATCAGCTAGCACAATCGGTTACTATGGCACGCCAGTATACGCTCGCAGAACCAGTGAAAACGGAAGGAGATTAATTGAACTATGAAATATAAAGTAATCGTTTACTACGACAATATGCCAGACAGTGAGCATATCTTCAATAACAAAAACGACGCTATCAACGAATTGCACCGCTTGCGAGGTGTTAAATATCGAAATTCTAGGATGTATACGGTGGAGTTGGAAGAGGTGGAAGCATGAACAAATTAAGTAAAATGGCAATTATTGCTGTAAGTGGTTTATTATTTTTAACTGGTTGCTCAGAAGCAAATAGAGTATCTGGAAATTTATCTCAAGAATCGGATAACTTTAATATTGTTCGAAAAGTGACGGTAATTGATGCTATTACAAATGACGTAATGTTCCAAATGAGCGGCAGGATGTCCATCAAGGCTGATACTCATGATAAACAACTTGAAATTGTTGTAGAAAATGGTAAGAACAAATATCAAAAACATATTATCGGTTTGTCAGATAATGTCTCTTATGTAGTAGAAGATGTTGAAGTACCGAATGTTTCAAAATACAAATATGAGATCAATTACAACCCTAAAATGTGGGTGCCTGCAAAACTTAAAAATGTTGATTAAGGGAGTTAGTCGAATGCGGTGGATAGTACGAGTAGCACGAACGATGGATGACGTTAAGGAGTGTCATTTTACAGATAAGGACAAGGCACTGAAATACGTTGAAGCGTTGAAGAAGTTAAGCATGGCAGTGGACGATGCCACTGTATGGATGGAGGAAATTGATGATGGCTAAATTTATCAGAGTTACAAACATCGCACAAGGAATTGACACGGACACGATTTTAAATGTCGATGATATCGGACATATCTCTATTGGACCTAATATCATTTTTACAAGAACACCGTTCGCAGACGGAACGAATAGAATTTATGTACATTCCAAAGAAATTGAGCGGTTAGAAAAGATTTTGTTAGGAGAGGAAAATGAAGGATAGAAATGAAGCAGTACAGAAATTAGCAAAGGTAGCACGTATTTCGGTAGCTTATGCTGAGGATTTATATGATTCGTTCTTCCCTAAGCCAGTAATTCCCTGGTATATTGCAGATTATCTTGAAAAGGTGAAGAGTGAGGGCAATCTTACGGTGGTAGGAGCGGTAAACGAAGCACCAGAAGGGCGAGTGGGTGATTGGTTGATTTTAGAGAAAGTTAATATTTTTGCCAAGGCGTGGGTTAACGGGTATAAAGTCGAGGACGAACCTAGATATACGGTTCGGATTAAAGGGATTGGTGGATACAGTAAATACCTCAATCGAGATACAAAAACTCAAAAATGGCTTTTTGCATCGAAAACAGAACTTGAAAGATTTCGAGCACACCACACCCGCAAAGAGCTAGAAGATGCTGATTTTGGCTGGGTGTTTGACTGCCCAGGCGTGGAAGTGAAAGAGGTGGAATGATGGAAACGATTAAATTCGTCTTGATGGTCGTAGCTGTGGGTTATGCTTTGCGCACGCTGTTTGGAGGTGGGGAATGAACAGACTTAAACAGTTAAGGGAATCACGGAAAATGACGCAAGCGGAGCTGGCTGATTTGATTGGTGTCACAAAGAGAACGATTATCCACTGGGAAAAATACGGCTTTAGTAGCGCAGATAAGCTCCAAAAGTTAGCTGATTGCTTCGATGTGTCGATTTCTTACTTGCTAGATTACGATACCAATAACACATTTTCAGAATTAATCACTAAGGTTAACGAGTGGGCTATTAGTCATGGTCTGGACCAAGGAAACCCTAAAATCGAATGGATGAAAGTGACTGAAGAAGTAGGCGAGATTAGAGACGTGTTTCTAAAACCAAATGATTTCGTTAACCCAGAATGGTCGCTAAAAGATGCTATAGGCGATTCTATCGTGACGCTGATTGTTCTATCCTTGCAGTTAGGATACGACGTAGAAGAATGCCTCACAATTGCTTATAACGACATCAAGGATAGAAAAGGAGTAATGATTGATGACAACTTTGTCAAAGAAAAAACGAGACAACCAGCTAACGATAGCAACAATTCTACTACTGGTCTCACTAGCCATTAACGTGACTACTGTTCTACGAGTGGTTAACAGACCTATCGAGACCGTGGTAATCCACAAGGCAGACAATGCCGTGGAATTACATGGCAAGGTAACCGGCAAATCTATGGTCGGGAAACTCTATACGCTTGATTGCGGATCTTATGGCAAGTTCCTTGTCAGCAAGGAGCAATATGACAGTGTTAACGTTGGGGATGATATTCCTAGCTATTTGAAAGGACGGGGGCAATGATACCAAGATATAGAGCATGGGATAAGAATCTTAAAACCATGTACGAAGTTGATGGTATTATGTCTATCGATTTCGGGGAAAGCGAAATTTGTGTAAAGACACTCTTTTTCGAACAGACGAACCGCTACAATTTCGATGACATCGTTTTAATGCAATCAACCGGACTCAGAGATAAGAATGGCAAAGAAATCTTTGAGGGGGATATTCTTGAAGTAAACGATTGGTTGGAAGTTGTTTCGTTCAGTGAAGAAAAAGCAATGTTTGTTTCTAAGGGAATCGGTTTTCCAGAAACTTCGCTATACGACTTGTTGGATTCAGATATCTTCACAGTCGAGATCATCGGCAATATCTACACTAATCCGAAACTGGCAGAGGTGGAGCAATGAACAAGCGACAGCGAAAAAAAGCAGTAATGAAAAACGTCTCAAAACTCTATGATGTGGTTTTTGAACGTGGCCGTTTCAGAAAAGATATGGCTATTGTCTGCGGGATGGACCCGCTGTTCAGACGGACACTGTCAACAGTTATAGTCAAACAAGGCCGATATGAGTGGAGTTCTGGAGAACTTATAGAAATCTCGTTAGAGGGATATGTCACAGATCACAAAGTGATAGAGAGGTGACACCCATGAACGTGAAGTACAAATATTCCGGGCTGACCGAGGAGCTATATCAACGGTTAGTCAGTGAGCATGCGGCACTGAGAGAGTCGCACAAAAAAGGCACCTATAAGCAGTTTTTCCAAGATGTGAAACAGTGCAGCGAAGCACAAGCCCGCATCATTTACCAAGCATTTAATAGTGCAGTCGTTGAACGTGAGAGGATATCACCTCGAACAGTCGACAGGTTAGAAGGTATCATTTCAGACGAGTTGTTCGACGACCTCCAAGACTATCTGTCTAAACACTATACGAGAGGAAAAACCACTAAACCAGTTTTGGATAAAGTCAACGCAGGACTGCCAGAAGGACTGTTTAAACGATTTCAAGAAGAAGTGGAAGAACTACGCAACCTTCATAAGAACAGTATGGCTAAACACATCATGGAAATTAAAGGCTGCGATAAAAAAGAGGCTAACCGAATCAAGGATTCAATTAATCGCTGCTATGTCGAGCGTATTGTTCTAACACCACTCAAGGTCATTCAAATGGAAGGACTACTGTCACGAGACTTATTCAGTAAGATTGCTAAATATGTCTTAAATAATTACGAATGGCCAGAGAAATTAGACGATGAAGTTGATCGCATCGTTCTTAAATATCGAACTAAAGGCAGGATAGGTCGCAATAAGACCACGGTCAAAAAAGCCTTATATAAAGCCTATTCGTTAGGCGTGTAGCTAGAACGGTTTACGAGGGTTCGACTCCCTCGCTAGCTATTACCAGTAAATAAGAAATTAGAAACGAGGAACCTTTTTTATTTCATTCACAAATCTAAAGCGTCTTGCTGGTAGCGTGATTATTCAAGGCTTTATGCCTGCAATGCGAAACTGAAATCTCCATAATTCTACTTACTTTATTCTTTGTATTATTTCAAAAAGGAGGAAAACCTCCAAAATGATTTCTATATCGCAGGCTGGAATGGTTGTATAAGAAGTTCGATTCTTCTTGCCAGTCGTTGTCTGTCAAATACACTAAAAATAAAAAATGAAGCTAAAAAATAGATATAGATTTTTAGTGGCTTGAACACTTTTTTAACACTTTTTCAACACCGGACAAGCTGACAGACCTTGTCCAAACAAACCCAGCAAATTTAAGAAAAAAGGATGTGAAACACCCTCTTTCTTATTGATATCTTGCATTACAAAATAGCCAAAGACCTTGCTGGTGTCGACGGCTAGAAGGAGGTGACACCAAGGCTCACAAACTCAATCTTTTCATATCTCTTAATAACGAGCCGAGAAAATAAAAAAAGACCCAGACTAATGCCTAGGACTGTTCAAATGCTAATAATATTATTATACCATAAAGGAATGTAATTTATGAGAACAGTGGAACGGCTGCAACAAATCAAGGCGCTTGATAGATACATTGACAGTCAGATAGAACAGATTAAGCGTTTGGAATCACAAGCCCTTAAGGTAACGGCTGGTGCAATGCAAACAGACATGGTCCAAGGTGGCAAACGTAAGGGCAAGGATGATATCTATGTGGAGCTTATGACAGCCCGTGAAGAAGTAGAACGCTTTACTGCTGAGGCTATCAAACAGAAACTAGAGTTTCGCCGGCAGATAGCAAACGTGGGGGATATAGACGCTAGGTCCCTACTTCAAATGGTATATATAGACCAGCTGGATATCTGGCAGATATGCGACCGCATGGGCTTTAGTAAAGCTACATACTACGTTAAGTTAAGACAGGCTGAGAAGTATTTGGACTAATCTGCATTGGTTTATACCAATCCATACACCATCATACTATCGACGTGGTAATATAGTATTATCGAATTAGAAGGACACAGTGGTGTTCTTCTTTTACTTTATCTGGAAGGAGGTGTGCCGATGCCAATGGTCAGACGATGTAAGGCAGAGGGGTGCCGTGCCTTAACAGAGAGACCAGCACACTACTGTCCTGCACACAAGGACATGGAAGCAGCATACACACAAGAGAGACAGAGATACTCACGGACGAGATACAACACACGAGTAAGGAACCGAGACGATGAGAGCAAGGAACGGTATGCGTTCTATCGCTCAAAGATTTGGTCTTCTATTCGCAAGATAGCTTTGGAACGTGACAACTATCTATGTCAGTACTGTCTAGCGTTGGGTGTGACCACACCAGACGCACGCATAGGCGACCACGTTACACCCGTTGAAATTGCGCCAGAACTTAGGACTGAAGTTTCAAACGTGGTGGCAACGTGTAGAAGTTGTGATAACACCAAGAGGACTTTAGAACAAGAAATCTATGGCACTGGTCAAAATAGAACAAAACAGAATACCGAACTACGACTTACCGTGGCTACGTGGGCAGATTTAATAGCCCGCAAAAAAGAGGACGTCGTTAAACCCCTCTAATAAGCCCATAGCACGATTTTATAATAAGGGTGGTATAATAACCCTCGACCCAATTTAAAATTGACCCCCGCCCCCTTCTCGTGCCAAGGAGAGCCGCCACAAGGTGTTCTTTTATGTCGGACACCAATTTTGAGGGTTTTAACAAGGGTCTATTTTTAACTTAGGAGGTGAGAAAATGGCGAATAAGTCACCAGCCAAACGGAAACCGTTTTATGAGCAAAATGACCGCTTTCTACCCATTGACCCACCGAACTATCTAGGAACGGTGGCGAGGTCAGTTTGGACTAAAATCATTCCGTTTTTAAAAGCGACAGAAAAGGTCGAGCGTATCGACACGTTCCTAGTGGAAACTTACTGCACGACCTATGAGATTTACAAAAAAGCCTATGAGGATGTGAAGGAAAACGGTATCCAAACTGAGATTATTAAGTTCATCCAGTCGCCTGGCAGTGGTGAAATTTTAGGCGAGCAATCAATGGGCTTTAAGAAAAATCCAGCCGTTGCGACGATGAAAGATGCAGCCGAAACCCTTAATAAAATAGGCATCCAGCTAGGTCTGACACCTAAAGGAAGGGCTGAATTAGCTGAAATAGCCGGAGGACAAGCGGATAATAAGTCTCTAGGAGATATGATGAAAGAATTCCTAGGTAAGTGATTGGAAAGGAGCAATAGTGAAAACGAATCTGATAAAAACTCATGATATAGATGCAGCGTATAAAGAATTTGATTTCACTGACATCGCTAAAAAATATCAAGACGATGGCACAAAATATTGCTTTGATGCCTTAGAAGGTCGAATAGTTACTGGATACATGATTAAATTGGCATGTTTCAGACACTTACGAGACCTACAAAGACAAGGTAACGACGACTTTCCATATACCTACGAAACGACTGAAGCGGACAAATTATTGCGTTTTGCTAGGATATGTCCAAACGTTGACACTGGTGAGCCTACACAGTTGATGCCGTGGCAGAAATTCATCTTATGTATGCTTTTCGGGTGGAGAAACGCTAACGGTGGTAAACGTTTCAGCCGTGCCATTGTTTCGGTTGGTCGTGGGCAAGGTAAAACGTATTTGATGGCTATTCTTACGGCGTATTCATACTTTATCGAAAGTTTCGGATTGTCAAACCAAGATTATTTGGTAACCTCTATCAACTTCAAACAAACAAACAAGTTGCTTGGTTACATCAAATCTATGATGAAACAGATAATCCAAAACGAGCCCTTTAAGAGTTTAGCAAATGAAACTGAGTTAGGTCTGCATAGCGACCAAGTTATTATGAAAGCTAACAACAACGTTTTAAGGGCTATTTCTGCTGAGAGTGGGCAATATGATAGTTTCCACTTTACCACGGCTATTTTTGATGAAATTGGAGAAATTGAAACAAGGGATGCGGTTTCTAAGATTGTTTCTGGACAGGTAAAAGTCCCAAACAGACAATTCGTCCAAATTTCTACGGCTTACCCAAATCCGTCTGTTCCGTTTAGGGAAGACCAAAGGATTATGCAGCAAGCTATGGAAGACGACGACAATAGGGACGCTGATACATATCTTTGTTTAGTGTGGTCTCAAGATAGTTTGGATGAGGCTTTTCAACCAGAAACGTGGGGGAAAAGCAATCCGCTTTTAGACTTAGAACAAGAACGTGACAACCTTATGAAAGGGTTGATGGATAAAAGGGATAGCGACTTATTAAGTGGCAACCTTGCTGACTTCCAAGTAAAAAACATGAATTGCTGGCTACTAGCTGATAGCAATAGTTTCCTTGATTTAACAGATATTGAAAATGCAGTCGTTGATGAATTTAACATCAAGGGCAAGCGTGTCTATGTCGGTCTTGATGCTTCGATGTTCAGTGATAATACGGCTATTGGTTTTGTTTATCCCTACGTTGCTGGAGATGGTAGTCAGAAATGGCACATCGAACAACATAGTTTCATTCCCTGGCAACAAGCTGGCTCGTTAGAAGCCAAAATGGAGCAAGACGGCGTTAACTATCGAGACTTGGAAACCAAGGGCTATTGTACGATTACAAGCCATCCACAAGGGTTAATCAATCCAGAGGAAGTGTACCGATGGTTCTGCGAGTATGTAGAAGATAATCAGCTTGATGTTGTATTCTTTGGCTATGACGCTATGGGAGTATCAAAGATTATCAAGGCTTTGGAATCTAACACTAGCTTTCCACTCATGCCAATTAGACAACGGACAAGCGAGCTGAAAGACCCAACGAAATTTCTTCAAACGCTATTTATCGAAGGGAATATCACTCGCCTTGATGATGAAATTATGCGAAAAGCCTTGATAAATGCGGTAATCAAAGAGGATAACATCGGTATTCAAGTAGACAAAATGAAATCGACATATAAAATCGACGTGGTGGATGCCCTTATCGATGCGTTTTATGATGGTATGTATGCGTTTGAAGACTACGCTATTACTAATAACCCAACGTGGAAGGTCGAACACATGAGCCAGGAAGCCGTTTTAAACTGGTTGAAAAACCCAGATAGTGGGCTATTAGAGGAGTATTAAGACATGATTTTGAAGTTTTTTAAGGCGATTTGGGCTATTTTTGACATCCTTATGTTTATTTTAGCTGCAATTTCGCTTAATTTAACCACTTATAACATCGGTTACGTGTGGTTTGGTATCAGCATGACCATTACATTTGTATTAGCAGGTTTAATTAGTGAGCTAGCCACTAAAAAGAGCTAGAAAGGAGGTGATAATAATTGCCGATATTTAATTTAGCAACCGAAAGCCCACCGAGCAATCAAGAGGGCTTTTTTGGTATCACTGATCCAGAGTTTTTAGCCGCCTTGAGTGGTAGTGAGTGGGTATCAGCCGAAACTGCTCTTAAAAACTCAGACCTATTCTCTATTATCAGTCAGCTATCTAATGACCTTGCGACTGCTAAACTAACGACTAGCCGAAAGCAAATGCAAGGCATTGTGGATAATCCGTCTAACAACGCTAATCGCTTTAACTTCTACCAGTCAATTTTTGCTCAAATGTTGTTGGGTGGAGAAGCCTTTGCATATCGATGGCGTAATGATAATGGGCGTGATATGAAGTGGGAGTATCTAAGACCATCTCAAGTCACTTTCAACCGATTGGACAACCAGGACGGTCTATACTATAACATCACATTCGATGACCCACGCATCCCACCTAAACAACACGTACCGCAAAGCGACATCTTACACTTCAGATTGCTTTCCGTGGATGGCGGTTTGACAAGCGTAAGTCCGTTGATGGCTCTTGGCAGAGAACTGGATATTCAAAAGGCTAGTGATAAGCTAACGCTTAATTCCCTTAAGAATGCCCTAAACGCCAATGGTATTTTAAAAATCAAGGGCGGTGGTTTGCTCGATTTCAAAACTAAGGTCTCACGCTCTCGACAAGCAATGAAGCAAATGCAAGGCGGTCCGTTGGTACTGGATGATTTAGAGGATTTCACACCTCTTGAAATCAAGTCCAACGTGGCCCAACTACTTAAGCAAGCGGACTGGACGACCGGACAATTTGCAAAGGTCTACGGTATCCCAGAGAACGTTGTCGGAGGTCAAGGTGACCAACAGTCTTCACTAGAAATGAGCTCAAACGTCTATTCTAAAGCAGTAGCACGCTATTTGAGACCGTTCCTTAGTGAGTTATCTCAGAAACTTTCATGCGATGTGGACGCAGATATTTTCCCAGCGGTTGACCCGACTGGTGCTAACTATATCAGCCGTATCAATAGCATGGTTAAAAGTGGCACACTCGCACAAAATCAAGGCTTGTATATTTTGCAACAAGCTGAGATTTTACCTAAAGAGTTGCCGAAGGGCGAAAACCCTAACCGTACCACATTGAAAGGAGGTGAGATAAATGGGCAAGATTGACATTAAAGGCGATATTGTAAGTGATGATGCTGGTGCTTTCTATGAGTATTTCGGTATGTCTAGTACCTATCCAAAACTGGTACAAGATGCCATTGCTAACGATGAAGACGAAGAAATCACACTTAATATAGCGTCCAATGGTGGTGATGTGTTCGCAGCTAGTGAAATCTATACAATGCTAAAGGCAAGCGGCAAGCGTATTGTGGTTAACGTGCAAGGGCTTGCGGCTAGTGCTGCGAGTGTCATTTCTATGGCAGGCGATACCGTGCGTATCAGTCCAACGGCACATATTATGATTCACAAAGCGTCTACTGGCATCGTTGGTAACAGCGATGACCTAGAGCATCAATCAGCGGTCTTAAATAGCATTGATGAGTCTATCGCATTAGCTTATGAAATGAAGACTGGTCTTAAACAACCGGAATTACTTGATCTCATGGCTAAAGAAACATGGCTTAATGCTAAAACTGCTGTTGACAAAGGCTTTGCGGATGAAATCATGTTTTTCAATGATGATGAAGAAGAAATCATGGTTACCAATGCCGTACATCAACTACCAAGCAAATCAGCAATCACTAAATTTAAGAATATGATTGCGACACCTAAGACCAATACATTGCGTGAGCAGAAATTGGCTATTTTACTTGAAAAATGAAAGGAAGATGATTGATGAAAACATCAAACGAATTGCATGACCTTTGGGTTGCTCAAGGCGACAAGGTCGAAAATCTTAATGAAAAACTTAACGTAGCTATGCTTGACGATTCAGTTACCGCTGAAGAATTGCAAGCAATCAAAAATGAGCGTGACACTGCTAAAATGAAGCGTGATATGTTCAAAGAACAGTACACAGAAGCTCGTGCTAGTGAAGTAGCTAACATGACTGAAGAAGAAAAACAACCATTGACTAAGAACGAAGAAGAAGTTAAAGCTAACTTTGTTAAAGACTTTAAAAACCTCGTTCGTGGTCGTTACCAAAACTTGCTTGATTCTAAAACAGACGCATCTGGTTCTGACGCTGGTTTGACTATCCCACAAGATATTCGTACAGCTATCAATACATTGGTTCGTCAATACGATTCATTGCAAGAATACGTTAACGTTGAAAACGTAACTACTCTTACCGGTTCTCGTGTTTATGAGAAATGGGTTGAAATTACTGGTCTTTCTAAACTCGATGATGAAGCTGGACAAATCGGTGCTAATGATGACCCTAAATTGTCACTTATCAAGTACGCTATCAAACGCTATGCTGGTATTTCAACAGTAACTAACAGCTTGCTTGCTGATTCTGCCGAAAATATCCTTGCTTGGTTGTCTGGTTGGATTGCAAAAAAAGTTGTTGTTACTCGCAACAAAGCTATTTTGGAAGTGATTGCAACACTCCCAACTAAACCAACATTGGCTAAATGGGATGATATCATTGACCTCGAAGCTAAAGTTGACCCAGCTATTAAACAAACATCATTCTTCTTGACTAACACTTCAGGCTTTACTGCTCTTAAGAAAGTCAAGAACGCTATGGGTGACTACCTCATGGAACGTGACGTAAAATCACCAACTGGATACTCAATCGATGGTTTCGCAGTTAAAGAAGTTTCTGACCGCTGGCTTGCTAATGCTACTACTGGAGCTATGCCATTGTACTTTGGTGACTTGAAACAAGCGGTAACACTCTTTGACCGTCAACACTTGTCACTACTTTCAACTAACATCGGTGGCGGTGCTTTCGAAACTGATACTACTAAAGTACGTGTGATTGACCGTTTCGATGTTGTTAAAACTGATGAAGAAGCGTTTGTGCCAGCGTCATTCAAAGCAATCGCTGACCAAAAAGCTAATCTTACTGCCGGAGCTTAATTTAGGAGGTAAGCAATGAGTGTATCTAAGGAAACCATCATGCAGACCCTCAATCTGGATGAGACAGACGACACTGCACTCATTCCAGCTTACATTGAATCGGCTCAACAGTACATTATCAACGCAGTCGGTAGTGATTCGAAATTCTACGACCTTGAGAGTGTAGAATCTCTATTCGACACGGCTGTAATAGCCCTCACAAGCTCGTATTTCACCTATAGGGTGGCTCTAACGGACACGGTGACTTATCCTATCAATCTCACGTTAAATAGCATAATCGGGCAATTAAGGGGCTTATACGCAACGTATAGTGAAGAAAGAGGTGACTAATGCCTAAAGTTAGATATTTACCCTCAGACTTTCGTTTCAAGGCTGATTTTGGAACATACCAAAGCACCCCTAACAAGTTTACGGGTGTGAGCGTACCGAAATTCGTGAAACAGTTTACATTGCACTATAAGCCACACACTCGCACACTTAATCAAGAGTATCTAGCACAGCAAAACAACGAAATCGATACGAAAATTATTGTTATTCGCCACAATGCTAAAGTGATTGAAGGCCAAGTCGCTGTCCTAAATGGTACTCAGTATGATATTGTGCGTGTTAGCCCAAACGAAAACTTTGGACTTAACCGCTACGACTTTCTGACTTTGAGAAAGCATAAGAAAGTTGGGTGATGGCTTATGGTAGGGCTTGACAAAGCACTAGAGGGCTGGCTTGAAACAGCAGCTAGCATTGGTGATTTAACACCGGCGGAACAAGCTAAAATTACCACTGCTGGTGCGAAAGTGTTTCAAAAAGAGTTGGAAGAAGTGACTCATGAGAAACACTACTCAAATAAAAAAGATTTGAAGTATGGGCACATGGCTGACGGTTTATCTGTCCAATCCACGAATGCGGACGGCAGAAAAAACGGAGTGGCAACCGTAGGCTGGAAAAACAACTACCACGCTCAAAATGCCAGACGATTAAATGACGGCACTAAAAAATACCGTGCTGATCATTTCGTTACCAATGTCCAAAACGATAGTGCCGTTCAAAGAAAGGTGCTATTAGCAGAAAAAGAGGAATATGAAAAACTCATTCGGAGAAAAGGAGGGAAGTGATTAAGTGTTAGCAACCGTAAAACTAAAAGAGCTCATTGACGGCAAAGAATTTGGTGAAATAAGCGAAGTATATGCAAACAACTTGCCTAAAGAGCTCGAAGAAAACACCGATAAGACAATCGTTTTGCTCACTGAAAGCAATCCGTCCCTTGATTTGAGTGGGAATAATACCTTTTTCGGAAAAACAGATAGAGTGGAAGTCCAGGTTTTTTACAAGGCTGATATTGATTTTGATATCGAAGCCTTTGAAATGGAATTGCTAAAATTCCTAAAATCTGAACACTACTCAATTACAGATATGAGAGAACATAGCATAGACCCCGATACGTTACAACTTACGGCGGTCTTTTTTGTTGCCCTCGACAGATTAATTTAACAAAGGAGATATTACTATATGGCAATTGTAGGTTTGAAAATGGTTCGACTTGCTTTGGTTGACCCAAAAACCCAAAAACTACTTAAAGGTGCTGACGGCCTTTCAACTGACGGTGTGATTGAAGTTGATTCAAGCATGCTTGGTACTCGTACCGCTAACATCTCAAACTTGGAAGGTCAAGCGACTAAAATTCCCGGGAACAACTCAGTGCAAGATGTTATGATTGCACCGGGTTCACCAACAGTAGCGTTCGACTTCAATAACCTTGACTTTGAAATCAAACAGAAAATGCTTGGTTTTAAACCAGACGGCAAGGGTGGTTACGTTATGGACGGTGAAAAACCACACACGGCGGTATTGATTGAATCTGAAACACTTGACCGCAAACACTCAGTGTTCTTTGGTTTCGCTAACGGTATTATGCAAGAATCAACTCAAAACGTTGCTACAGATACCGATACTGCTCAAACTCGTCAAGATGATAACATGACATTCAATGCCTTGTCAGCGATTGCGTTCGGCGGTGAGCCATACAAGAAATACTATTCTGGTGCATCTACGTTTGATAAAACTAACATGTTCAAAGAAGTCTTCGGGGGCTATGCCCTTCCTGCTGCTTCAAACAGTATTTAATAATTCGCAAGAGGTCGGGCTCATGGCCTGACCTCTATTTTTGTGTTAAAGGAGTAAAGATAAATGGAAATCAAAACTATTAAAATCCCAGAAATCAGTAAAAAGGCGTTTGAAGTAGCTACAAGCAACCGCAATGTCTTGCGTATGCACGAGTACCAACTTGCCGTGCTTAAAATCAGCGACACTGTCGAAGAAGGCGACACGCAAGAACAAGCACAAGCAAGTTTCACAATCCTTAAAGAAATGCTTAGTTTTATCCGTGCTGTCCTCAAGTTGGATGATGAAGCCTATGACAAATTGCTTGATTTGGACAACGAACGTACACAAGAGATTGCCGAGAAATTGGTGGGCTATATGTACGGATTGACAGATGAACAACTTGAGAATGCCGCTGGTGAAACTGACCCAAAAGACTAAAATCTAAAGGCGAACAGATTTTTGATTTAGAAAATCGCATTGAAGATTTAAAAATCATTGCTAAAAAATCAATCCAAGGCTTTGGGTGGACACTAGATCAGTATTACGACACTGACTATTACGAGCTAATGAAAATCTTAAATGCCAAAGAGGAAGAAGATAGAATGGTTGACCCAACATCTTTACTCTAAATATTTAAGGAAAGGAGGAAAAATAATACATGGCAAAAGTACAAGCTACCATGTCCACGGAAATCGCCTTAGACACGCTTCAAGCAGCTAACTCGATTAAGCGGTTAACTCAGTTAGTCAATAGCTCTACGAACGCATGGAAGGCACAAGAAAGCCAAATGCGTAGTGCTGGTGACTATTTGGGAGCGGCGCAAGCTAAGTACGATGGTTTGGGTAATGCTATTCAAAACCAACAACATAAGATTGAGAAACTGAAACAAGAGCAGTCTCAATTGAAAGGAAGTACCGCTGAAACCGCTGAACAGTATCTTAAGTACCAGCAACAGATTGACCAAGCTACTACACGCTTGGCATCGTTGGAAAACCAGCAACGGCAAGCCAAAAATAGCCTAGATTATCATAGGTCTGGGCTTGCTGAATTGCAGAAACAGTACAAACTGCAAAACGAATCGTCTGAAACTTATGTCAAGCGTTTAAAGGCCGAAGGCAAAGAGGACGAAGCAAGACAAGAACAACTTAAGCAATACAAGGGCTCTATTACTAACTTAAATAAGCAATACGAGACCCAAAAAGAAATGCTTGAGCGTGTCGCTAAACAGTCCGGAAGAACGAGCGATGAATACCGCAAGCAAAAACAACGTTTGGATGAAACGGCTACTAGCCTAGCGCACACCAGAAATGCTGCTGACAAGCTCAATGATGAGATTGAACAAAGTCAACGTTCTAGCACGTTCATTGGACGCTTAAAAGATAGCTTTAAACGCTTAGGGAGTGAAGTTAGCGAGACCGAAACGAAAACCTCACGCCTAAAAGGTATCTTTGGGGCTACGTTTGCGGCTAATTTGATTAGTAACGGTTTCCAAAACGCATTGGGAGCCATCAAGGGTAAGTTTGACGAAATCGCCCAATCCAGCGCTGAATACGTTAAATACCAACAAACCATGAATGCCACTTGGCTTACCTTAACTGGCAATGCTGAAGAAGGTAAGAAGATGGTCGATATGACCAACCAAATGGCACAAGCAGCGGCCAACTCGACCGAAATGGTTGACGGGATGAACCAGAAATTCTATGCCGTTACTCACAACACCGAGTTGACCAAACAACAAACGCAAGCCATCTTGACATTGCAAGATGCGTTTGGTCAGACCGATGCAGCTGTTGAGAATTTCGCTACTCAATGGGCTCAAATGATTGCCAATGGTAAGGTCCAAGGACAAGACATGATGTCAATCATCAATGTTTTTCCGGAAATGAAAAACCAACTTAAAGAAGTAGCTGCGCAAGAATTGGGCATTACAGACATGACCCAAGAGAAATATGCCGAATTGCAGAAAGATGGCAAAATCACTGCTGAAATGGCGCAGAAAGCCTTGTTTGAGTTGCAAGACAAATACAAGGATGCGACAGCTAACTTCTCGACTACTATCGGTGGTCTTGAAAGGACTATCCAGTCTCGTATGCCAGCGGTGGTCGCTGCCTTTCGTGACCCAATCGATAAAATGAAAAACCCATTCTTGCAACAAATTGGGAATTGGGTTGCTGATCCTAATACTGAAACGAAGTTTAAAGATTTAGGGGAGCATGTTTCCAAAGGCCTAGGCACTATCATGGACGCATTCTCTAAAGTGTTTAATCTCGGTGATGGTACAGATAAACTTAATGGCTTAATGGACGGTCTCAATAAGTTTGTCGATAATCTGAGCAAGAGCATTGCTAACAACGCCCCTAAGATTGTAGCTTTCTTTAAAGAGGTTAAAGATAGTTTAGGTTCGGTGTTTAGCATTGGTAAAGACTTTGCTAGCGGTGTTTGGGAAACTGCCGTAGGCATGATTAAAGGTGTTGCCGAAGCGCTTAACCTAATGACTGGCAACGGCAAGAAAGCTAAATCACCAGTAACATCACTGTCAAAGGCTTTAGGTGGTATTGCAGAACATAAAACGGCTATTAAAACAGTCGGTTCTTTGTTTGCTGCTTACTTTGTAGGTTCTAAAGTAGCTTCAGGAGTGATGAAAGTTGCTAAAGCTATTAACGTGATGAAAAATTCAACGATAGCTATGACTGTCGCCCAAAAAGCTATGGCTGCCGCTCAAAAAGTTGCGACGGGGGTGCAAGTAGCATTGAACGCAGCAATGGCAGCAAATCCCATCGGGTTAATCGCTGTTGCGGTAGCAGCGGCTGTCGCTGCATTGGTATTGCTCTATAAACACAACAAGAAATTCAAGAAATTTGTTGATGGCATGTTTAGTGCTGCTAAAAAAGCCTTTGATAAGATTTTTAAAGTGACAAAAGAAATCTTTGGCAAGATCATTGATTTCTTCAAAAAGGACTGGAAACAAGTCCTTTTATTTATTGCCAATCCTATTGCTGGAGCTTTTGCTTTAATTTACAAGCATAACAAGAAATTCAAGAAATTCGTTGATGGTATCGTAAAAAGTATCAAAGACGGTTTCTCTAGTGCTGGTAAGTGGCTTGGTAAGACATGGGACGGCATGAAGAAGACTTGGACTGGTGCGATGGACTCAATGACCAAGAGCACCAAGAAAGGTTTTGAAAAGACCAAGAATTACTTTACTGGCGGTGAGAAAGGTATCAAAGCCTTTACTAACACTGCTAAGAAGTTGCTTGTAATCTCTAATCCGGTAGTCGCTGGTTTTGAGTTGATGTACAAGCATAACAAGCCATTCAAGAAATTTGTTGATAGCACCGTGGACCATGTCAAAGATATGGCCAAAGGCGTTGCAAAACACATGACCAGTCTTAAAAAAGATTGGGGCGATAAGTGGGACAACGTTAAGAAATTCGCATCTAAAACATGGGAAGGTATCAAGGGCAATGCTACAGAAGCCATGACTGCCCTTGGTAAAGATATCGACAAGCACCACAAGGGTATCAATAAGAATTGGTTTGACGGTTGGGAGAACTCTAAGAAATTCCTATCTAAAAAATGGGATGAAATCGGAGCGTTAACACAAGAGAAATTCGGTGTTAATATTACCAAGCTAATTACCGACGCATTGACCAATATCGCTAAGTTCTTCAAAGACACTTGGGATAATGTTAAAAAAGGCTTTGGCGAAATGTGGGACGGCATGAAGAAACTTGCCGGTGATGGTATTAACGCTGTCATTGCATTGCCTAACGCTGGTATCGATGGCATTAACAAACTGATTTCTGATTTCGGTGGTAGCAAGGAAGCTATCTCTAAAATCCCGAAAGTTAAGTTTGCCGGTGGTACTGGTATGTTTAGCTCATACCGAAACCCAATCACCAAGCCTACATTAGCTACGCTAAACGATGGGTATGACAGTCCAGAAACCAACAACCAAGAAATGGTTATTCTGCCTAATGGTAAGTCATTCTTGCCACAAGGGCGAAACGTTGAATACCTCTTGCCGGCTGGTTCGGAAGTCATCAATGCTAGTGAGTTAGCTATGCTCATGGGTGTTGAACGTGGAGCGTTTGCAAAGGGTACTGGTTTCTGGTCTAAAATCTGGGATACGGCTACTAATGTGGCGGGCTCAGTTTGGGATACCATGAAGAATGGTGTCGATAAATTCATGAAGATGATTGAGTTTGTCGGTGATGTCGTTAAAGACCCTGTTGGATCACTAGCTAAAAAATTCAGTCCTAATGCTGATAAGTTAGCCGGCATGTTTAACCCGCTTGGTAACGCACTGTATAAGAAACCAGTCGAAGAAGCTAAAAACTGGTGGAAAGAACTTTGGTCTATGGCCAGTGCCTCAATGGATGAAGGCACGGTGGCAATGGGGGCTAAAGGTGATGACTACCGATTCAAAGATAAGGCTAAAGACGCTGGTGCTGACCCTTGGGGTTATTTCTATCGTGAGTGTGTGTCATTCGTTGCAAGCCGCTTGGCTAACCTTGGTGTTAAGCCTAGTCTGTTTAGTCACCTCGGTAATGGTAACCAGTGGATATCTGCCAGCGTGCCACACTTAAGTAGACCAAAACCGGGTACGGTAGCCGTCTACACTGGCGGTCCAGTATCAAGCAACCACGTTGACTTTGTCACTGCCGTACATGGTGATACCTACGATGGTGAAGAGTACAACTATGGTGGTAACGGTCAGTATCACCAATACGCTGGCCGTCACATCTCTAACGCTGCTACCTTCCTTGATTTCGGGGTGCGTGATAGCGGTGGTGGTGGTGAAGACAATAGTAAACCACTTAAAGACCGAAACAACCCACTTCAAACGTTGATTAAACGTCAGGTTGGGGGCATGTTTGACTGGATTAAGAAAACCCTTGGTCCGTTGCTCAGTCCAGCGGGTGGTGGTGAAGATGGACCACAAGGAACTGGCGTTTCTCGTTGGCGTGAATCAGTTGAAAAAGCACTGAAAGCCAATGGATTGCCTACCACTCAAGAATACGTCGGGGCTTGGTTGCGACAAATTCAAAGTGAGTCTGGCGGTAACCCTAATGCCGTCCAAGGTGGATATGTCGATATCAACACCTTGACTGGAGACCTTGCCAAAGGTTTGGTACAAACAACATCCAGTACATTTAATTCATTCAAGCATAAAGGTCATGGAAACATCTTCAACGGCTATGATAACCTTTTGGCTGGTATCGCTTATGCGAAATCTCGTTACGGTGGGAATATGCTTGCGGTTATCGGACACGGGCATGGCTACGCTAACGGTGGTCTAGTCCACAAGAACGGTGTTTATGAGTTAGCTGAAGGCGACATGCCAGAATACGTTATTCCAACAGATATCGCCAAACGTGGCAGAGCGTGGCAATTACTTACTGAAGCAGTGGCACGTTTTGCCGGTGACGCCCCACAAGGCAATCACGATAGCACTTCAGACCGTGAGCGTGTTTCTGTCCTAGAAAACAAGTTAGACATCATGATTGACCTACTTGGTCAGTTGGTAACCAACGGTTCTAACCCAATCGAAGTTAGAAATATCATCGATGGTAGAAGTGTATCAAACGGGTTAGCACCGTTCATGACAAAAGCAACAAACGATTACGAACGCAGACAAGCGTTGCTAGGAGGTAGCATTATTTGATAGGAATGTCAGTAACTTATGACGGTAAGAACTTAACCGAATTATTCAATGAAGGGCAAGGGCGTACCGTCCCAGTGGATGTCACTAAGAACGTGGCATCGAATTTCAACAACAACTATCAAGACCAAGGGCGTAGACGCTATGGTCAGCAATTCCTATATAACACCTTGTCAGTTAAGCAGATTCAAGTATCGTTTACCCTAGTTGGTAACTACGACTATTTTAATAGCGTAGCTGAAACGCTAGGCGGGTATCTGAATGTAGATAAACCGAAACCATTAATTTTCGGTGACGAGCCTAACAAAGTTTGGGAAGCTATTCCGGCTGGTCAAGCGTCCTTAACGGTTGATAAGAACACTTCACCAATTACTGCCACAGTAACGGTTACGTTCGATGTTCCAAAAAGCTACAGTGAAAACAAAGCGCAAGCCCTAGTAAGTAGCGATGGTGAAACAAAGTACGGAAGTATTAAGAAAGTTTCAACCGGACATTACAAAGCGACCTTGAAAAACTTTGGTACGGCTGAAACCTACCCAGATATTAAACTGAAATTCAACTCGGATAATGGCTGGGTTGGGATTGTTAAATCTTCTAGCGAAAGCTATGAGATCGGCAATCCGAATGAAGCTGACACGCAAGATGTTAAACACTCGGAAATATTGTTTGACTATCGAAAACCAGAAGATGTTAGGCGAGGTTTCGAGGTGGGTTTGAAAAACGTTGGTCGATTTAATGACGATAGCGAAAACCTAAACGGGACATTAGGGGTGATTGATGTTTTCAATCGTCCCAACATCGCCTTGACATCAAGAGGTAGCGGGCCTAGACAGAAACAAGGTAGCTCGATAACATGGGAGATCCCAGCAGATTCAAACGGTGAGAAAGGCTCACTTAATGAGTATATCTGGTGGCGTGAGGTGTTTTGGCTAGGCTTGCCTAACCAATACGGTTTCATAAAATTGTCAGTTACCGACGAAAAGGGCGAGTTTCTCTACGGTGTCGAAACCATGAAAACAGTTAATGGTCTCGATTGCGACTATAACTTCCTTGTCAGTGATGGTAAGGGTGGTTATAAAATCGTCGAAAGTAAACGCTTCTACGGTACACACCTAGACGAACACAATCCTTTCAACTCAACCCGTGGATGGTCTGACATCCTTAGAAAAGACGATGAAATTACTTTCTACTGGTGGGGCTCTTATCCTAAATTTAAGATACCAGCCTTGAAAGGTCGCAAGTCTAAAAGAATCAATGTCTTACTTGCCGGTATCCATCAAAGTCCGCTTGTAACTCACATGTATCTTGATGAAATGTACTATCGAAAAGATTTCGTTAACAAAAACGAGGATATCCCAAACCGATTCGGCAAGGGTTCTATCCTTGAAATTGACATGGCAAAAGGCAAGACATTCGTTGACAACTTGCCAGCGTCTAACGAGCTAACATACTTGTCTGAGCCTTTCAGTATCGGTACTGGTGAAACTGAAATCGACATCTATACATCTAGTTGGACAAGGACTGACCCAACGATTGAAATTACTTGGAAGGAGCGTTTTGTTTAATGCAAATTTGGATTCACGATAAGAATATGCGCAAGGTGTGTGCGTTAAATAACAACGTTCCTGGCATGTTGCCATATTCTAACAGTCAATGGCACACTTATCTTGAATACTCAACCAGTACATTTGATTTTGCGATTCCGAAAATCGTAGACGGGAAACTACATGATGATGTGAAATACATCAACGATCAGATGTACGTGTCATTCTTCTATGATAATTCCTACCACGTTTTCTATGTATCTCAACTCGTTGAAAATGACACAGCGTTTCAAGTCACTTGTAATAACACTAACTTGGAATTGGCAATGGAAAGTGCACGCCCTCTTGGTAGCAGTAATGGTGCTAAAAGTCTGGAGTGGTATCTTCAAAATCTCGACTTGCTAGGATTGGCTGGTTTGGAAATCGGCATTAACGAAGTTTCTGACAAAACAAGAACAATCACGTTTGATTCTCAACAAGGCACTAAACTTGAGCAATTACATAGCTTGATGAATCAGTTTGATGCTGAGTTTATCTTCCGAACAGAATTAAATAGAGATGGTACGTTAAAACGCTTTGTCATCGACATCTACCAACAACCAGATGAAAATCACCACGGTATTGGTAAGGTTAGAGGTGATGTCATCCTCTACTATCAAAACGGCTTGAAAGGTGTTCAAATCGCTAGTGATAAAACCCAACTATTCAATGCTGGGTATTTTGTCGGGCAAGAGGGCACCAACCTTATAGACGTTGAGTTTGAGGAAAAGAACGAATTAGGGCAAGTAGAGTTTTATTCTAAAAAAGGCAGTCCGATGGTTTATGCTCCAATATCCTTGGAAAAATATCCATCAACGTTAAGAGATAGCGACACAGACAGATGGACACGTAAGGACTTCGAAACCGAGTACAAGGATGTCAATGCACTAAAAGGCTACGCATTGCGTACCATTAAGCAATACGCTTACCCACTATTGACCTATACTGTTGATGTTCAATCTAGTTTCGTTGAAAATTACAAGGACATTAACTTAGGTGATACTGTTAAAATTATCAACAACAACTTTAGGGACGGTCTAGCCCTTGAAGCTCGTGTTTCTGAAATGGTAATCAGTTTTGATATGCCATTGAATAATTCAGTAGTATTTACCAATTTCAGAAAAATAGCTAACAACCCGTCTAGCAGTTTGCAACAACGTATTGATGAAATCGCAGCCAGAGCCTTGCCATATCGTGTTGAGATCACGACAACAAACGGAACAGCATTCAAGAATGGCGTTGGTCGTTCTACCGTTCGTCCAGTCTTGAAACAAGGCGATAGAACAGTGGACGCTACATGGCGTTTCGTAATTGACGGTGTCATAAAATACGTGGGGATGACCTACGACATGGTGGCAGCACAGATTACCCAACCAACCGCCTTAACGGTTTCGGCATGGGTTGATAATAAAGAAGTAGCTTCGGAAGAAGTTACTTTTTTAAATGTCTCAGACGGTAGGAATGGTACTCCCGGACCGCAAGGACCGACTGGACCAGCAGGCCCGAAAGGTGATAGAGGTAACGACGGCTTACCCGGAAAAAACGGTGTAGGATTAAAAACTACCACTATAACTTATGGGATGAGTGATAACGAAACCACCATGCCTACAAGCTGGACTTCCAACCCACCAATTTTAATTAAAGGTAAATACCTATGGACTAAGACACAGTGGATGTATACGGACTTATCTAGTGAAACGGGATATCAAAAAACATACATCCCACAGAACGGTTCTAATGGTAATGACGGCCTTCCGGGAAAAGACGGTGTTGGGATTGTTAATACAACAATTGAGTATCTGAAACACACAAACGGTCAGATAGTACCGAACGCCAAATACTACTCAAGTTTCAATTGGAATAATTTAACGTTATCCCAACATTTAGAGTATGATTTTGTTCAAGACCTGACACTTATCAAGAGTGGAAAACATGTCAAATACACTGACTTAACTGTTGGTGAGATTGTAACCGATAGAACTGGTGAATTGTTCCCAATCAAAGAAATCTTTGGGACTGGAGGAGATGACATAAATCCTGGATACGTTAACCTAAAACCTTCTATCGGCAAATGGAACAAAAACATTCCGACGGTCAACCCCGGGGAATATCTCTGGACAAGAACGACATGGTTCTATTCAGACGGAACGAACGAACAAGGTTTTTCCGTTGCAAAAATGGGCGAACAAGGGCCAAAGGGAGACCGTGGGAATGATGGTATCCCCGGTAAGAACGGTATTGGCATTAGAAACACCAGTGTCCTATACGGATTATCTGTATCTGAAACCGTGCCACCAACCGCATGGTACCAAAACCCGCCAGCATTAGTTAAAGGGCAATGGTTTTGGACGAAAACCGTTTGGACTTACACCGATAACACCGCTGAAACGGGATATCAAAAAACCTACGTAGCAAGAGACGGCAACGATGGTAATAACGGTATCGCCGGCAAGGATGGTGTCGGTATTCGTAGCACAACCATTACTTACGCACAAGGTACATCCGGAACGCTAGCACCAACGACTGGTTGGGCTAGTCAAGTACCTAACGTACCAGCAGGGCAATTCTTGTGGACGAAAACAGTTTGGAATTACACGGATAGCACAAACGAGACTGGTTACTCAGTATCTAAAATCGGTGAGCAAGGTCCGAAAGGAAACGATGGGGCTAAAGGTGACAAGGGCGAACGTGGTTTAACTGGTCCTCAAGGACCACAAGGCGAACGTGGGATACAAGGCTTGCAAGGCCCAAAAGGTGACCAAGGTATCCCCGGTGTTAAGGGTGCCGATGGCAAAACACAGTATACCCACATAGCCTATGCTGATACCGTTTCCGGTGGTGGCTTTAGTCAAACAGACACTAACAAGCCGTTTATCGGTATGTATCAAGATTTCAATACTGCCGATAGCCGTAATCCGCAAGATTACCGTTGGAGCAAATGGAAGGGTAGTGACGGACGAGACGGTATCCCCGGCAAGGCTGGAGCAGACGGAAGAACGCCTTACGTTCATTTTGCTTATGCGGATAGCGCTGATGGTCGAAACGGTTTCAGTTTGACACAAGACGGGAACAAGCGGTATCTGGGTATATGTACTAACTTTGATAAAGCAAATAGCACTAATCCAGCTGATTATTCTTGGAACGATATGACCGGCAGTGTTTCGGTTGGTGGGGGAAACCTTATTCGTAACTCAGCGTTTCCGGATAATCTGGATGGCTGGGGGTATTGGGAAGCACCACAACCTAACTCGAATTTATCTGTGTCAAGTCATTCATTCTATTACAACGGTTCTAAGCCGTTGTTTTTGCTTTCAACAACAACAACAACAACAACGCCTAGCGCTACGCTGAGATTTCCAGTGAAACGAAATACCAACTATTCTCTTAACGTTTCAATCTTGGCAGGCGGTAATCTAAAAGGAATGGATATCTATTTCCTTGGTCGTAAGTCAAACGAAACTAAAACTTTTAGCAAAGTAGTTAACATCAAGCATTTCGATGGTTCGCCATCAACAAGCGGTGTTAAGAAATTTCACTTCACTTTTAACTCCGGCGACTGCGATGAAGGCTTTATCCGTATTGATAATACTGGCACAAGTAACGGCAGTCTGTCGATGTTGTTCTTCACCGAGCTAGACTGCTACGAGGGTACGACTGATAGGGCATGGCAAGCGTCTCCGAAAGACTTAGCCAGTCAGTTAGACGGCAAGGCTGACAGTGCGTTGACGCAAAGCCAGCTAAACCGATTGAATGAGATCAACTCGGTTATGAAGGCAGAAATCGAAGCGAAAGCATCTCTTGACACACTCAACCAGTGGGTGAAGGCTTACCAAGATTTCGTTAATGCAAACAACGCCAATCGAGCACAGGCTGAAAAGAATCTTGCGGACGCTAGTGCTCGTGTCGCAAAACTAGAGAACAATCTGAATGATATGTCAGAGCGTTGGAACTTTATCGATAGTTACATGGCATCGTCTAACGAAGGACTTGTCATTGGTAAAACGGATAATTCTAGCTCTATGCTATTCAATCCAAACGGGCGCATTTCAATGTTCTCAGCTGGTAACGAGGTAATGTATATCTCACAAGGTGTGATTCACATTGAAAATGGTATTTTCTCAAAAACCATCCAGATTGGTCGATTTAGGGAAGAGCAAGATTTTATCAATCCAGACCGTAACGTAATCAGATATGTAGGAGGTAAGTAAGATGGCAGAATATTGGTCGCAGGAAGAACGGGGCTACCGTGTTCGAATGACGATTGACCAAGTCAGTCAGAATGCCGAAGATAATACCAGCACCATTCGTGTTCGGTTGACCTTGTTTAACCGTGAAAAAACATTCACGCACATTTGGTGTAAGTGGTATATCGACGCTTTTGGTCAATACATTGGTGACATGGGCTTTGCTGACATGCCGCAACAGAACTCACAAGTTCAATTTATTGATAAGACTATTACCGTCGAGCACAAGAACGGAAACAATGTCTTTGGCTCGATTGCTTACTTCCATAGCTATGGTAATGGTTCTGGACCTCAAGACTTAACCGTTGGTCCATATACCATTACTTTAGATCCGATAGCCAATGCTAGCGTCTTAACTATGCCTAGCAATGTCGTTTTAGGCGATAGTGTTAATTTCTCTATTGCTAAAAAAGTAGCTTCAGCTAAGCACACACTACGTTACTCATGGTATGGTCTCAACGGCAAATTAGCAGATAACATTGACACATCGTATAGATGGACGATTCCAAATAGTTTTGCTAACGATATCCCGAATAGTTCAAGCGGTTGGGGAACAATATTCCTAGACACTTACGTTGACGAAAAACTAATCAACACGCAATCAAAAACATTTACTGCTGGTTTGTCATTGAATAGAGTTAAGCCCACATTCTCTAGGATTGCGTTAGCGGATGCTACTGAATTGACAAGGAATATCACTCAATCGGATAGGTATTTCGTTTCCGTGCTATCAAAAATCCATGCACGTTTTGATAATGTTCAAGCGAAGTACGGAGCATCTATCACGGGCTACTTTATGGAAATCGTCGGCAATAATAACACGATTTCTGCACCTAGCGGAACGTTTCGTGAAATATCCGTTAACAAAGATACACAATTCACGTTAAGCGGGTATGTCGAGGATAGCCGGGGGATTAGATCTGACCCTTATGAAACGACCATCACTGTTTTAAATTACTTCAGCCCGACATTAAAATTTGAAGTAACTAGAAGCGGCGCAACCAATAGCACGCTAACAATTAAGCGTTTTGCCAAAGTAGCACCACTCATGGTAAACGGTGTTCAGAAAAATCCAATGAAGCTAACGTTCACCACACGGCAAGTTGATTCTGATACAGAAACAATCGACAACGGTGGGGCTGGTGGAACATGGTCGCAGATTTCAGAATTTAACGCATCAAACGCAAACCTCGGTAATTCGTACCCAGCCGATACTTCCTATATCGTGGTCGGTAAGTTAGAGGATAAGTTTACTAGTGTATCTTTCCAAGCTACAGTCACGGGCGACCGAGTTGTTATGTCCTACGACAAAGAAGGTATCGGAATTAATAAATACCGTGAGCGTGGAGCGTTGGATGTTGACGGGTTAATTTATTCAAACCGCAAGCAGATTCAGCACCACAAACTGACCGAGCCAAACGGTGTAGCTATGGATAGCAAGGTTGATAACTTAAACGACTATAGAACCACTGGTTTTTATTCAATTTTGGGCAACTACCGAAACCATCCCGCATCGGGCGAGGGTGCTTACTTGGAAGTCGTAGAAAGTTTATCTGGTTATCATCAAACGCTAACGACTATATCTGGTCGGATGTTTAAACGGACAGTAACTAATAATTCTAATGGCTCATGGATTGAGTACACGCCTAAACCAGAAAAACCAGAAAAGCCCGAACCACCGGTGATCAGAAATGAAATTACTATCGGTTGGGGTGTTAAATTGGCACTCGTCAAAAAAGGTAATTTAGTGGTAGCGAGCATTGTGAGGGGGGTCTATAAACTAGATGCTTCTCTTGAAAATAAAAAACTTGAGGAAAGAATCCCAGACGGTTTTAAACCTAACGTTCAAGTGCATCTGATTGCTAATAAGAATGTCAATTCCAAACACGTTGATACAGCCGTTTGGCATTTCTCGGCAGACGGCACTATCAATCTCACTAATCAATTAGGAGACACAGCCGTGTTTACTGGCACGGTTACATATCTAACTGAAGATAATTAAGAAAGGAAATAATAATTATGGCACTTAAAATTACAAAACAACGCACAATCAATGCAGAATTTAACGTCGAAGAAGAAGGGGCTACAATCCTTGTTAAACAGACACTCATTAGTGTAGATTCCAATGCAGTCTCTACTGTCCAAGAGAATCTTCTAAACGCTGAACTCTACGCTAAACATCGTCAAGAAATGCGTACAGACGAACGTGCTCTACGTGACTTGCGTTACAAAGTAGAAGATGAGATTTTGGCTGATACGACAGAGGCTTGATGCGTAAAAAAAATGGGGGTAAAAATAAAAGATGAATATTTCTGATTTGATTGACCACCTTGCCCCTACTATCGGAGTCATAGCAACGGGCTGGTTTGGTATGAAAGCTAGCAAGTCCGCTAATTTAAGCAAGTCGCAATTCGGAGATTTAAAAAACGAGTTAGACAATATCCACGATTCGGTTGAAGTTGTTCAACAAATCGGTGAATCAAACAACGAAAAAATCAACGAATTAAACGACAAACTAGCCGTGCATGATGAAGCACACCTTGTTACCATGTATCTACGCCTTGAGCGTGATATTAATAAAGAATTAGAGCGTGGATATACCACCGTTCATAATTCGGATGTGATTCACAAAATGCACTCTAGTTACAAGAAATTAGGTGGCAACGGGTACATTGATGCCCTTTATAAAAAATATATTAATTTAGAAGTGAGGAACTAACATGAAAATTAACTGGTCTATTCGTTTTAAAAACCGTACATTCGTAACACGCTTTGCACTCGCATTGGTGTTGCCAGTTTTGGCTTACTTTGGTATCAAATTTGAAGATATCACAAGCTGGGGAGCTTTGTTTGGGTTGTTTGGCAAATTCTTGTCTAATCCATATTTGGTAGGATTGACGGCAGTTAACGCCTTGAATATGTTCCCAGACCCAACAACGAAAGGTCTTAGCGATAGCGAACGAGCGCTATCATACACTAAACCTTATGAGGACTAGCCTATGGCTAAGCTCATGACCTCTATCAACCAGACGGAAGGTGGCGATATTCTCAAATCTGGGGACACCACTTCCGTCTTTGGTTTTGAAATTCTAGGGTACGATGGCAGACGCATGGAGTTATCCGGTACTGGTAAGCTCACGCTGTCAAATGATGAAAGCGTGGCATTGTATCAAGATGTAACCGTAGAAAACGGGCACTTCACCTTCGTCATGGGTGATGTCGTTGAACCTGGCACATACTACCTCGAAATTAAACTGAATGGGCATATCTTCCCATCTAACAATTTCAAGGTGAAAGTTAAGAGCTCGCTTAACATTGACGGTGCGATTCCATCAAAGAAAGACCCTAAATTAAAACTGTTAGCAGATGAATTGCGAGATTCTGGGTACATTGCCGGTGGCAGTGATACCACGGAAGACCTCGTTAACATCTATAACCTAGCTAAAATTTGAAAGGAAACAATAAATGAGTAAACTACATGATTTCGCCCAAGCCGTTGGTGCAGATATCAAAGAAATTAAAACAGCATTGGCCGGTAAGGCTGAGAAAGGCGAAGTAACCGCTAACGGCATCACTCAAGACCAACTTAACACTGCCATTCAAGGTGTTAAGACTGCCATTCTGGGGGAAGGCGTCCCAGAAGAACTTGACACACTCAAGGAAATCGCTGATAAAATCAGTGCAGCGGGTGGCAATACCGACAGTGGTATCATTTCAAAAATGACCGAGCTTGGTACTCGTATTGATACCATCGAGCAAGAAGACCTTGTGAGCGTTTATAACACTGCGAAAGCGTGATTATTATGAGTAAGTTTACAGAATTTGCTCAAGCCGTTGGTAACGATATCAAGGAAATTAAAGATAAACAATCTTCATCGTTGAGTATCAACCAAGCGTATGGACTGTTTCCAACATATAACAACTTTTTCCTACAAGTTATGGAACAAAATAAATATGCGGAAGACCCACTTGTAACAAAATCTCAATTACCTACGAGCGAAATTGCCGCTTTGAAACAAAAAGTCGAAGAGTTGGAGAGAACTATCTTGGAAATTCAACAGAAATAATTATGAGAAAGGAGACCTATGACATCTAAAACACAGTTATTAAACACGCTTGAAAGCCTAGTCAATCAACGTGTCACTGTTCCCACTAATCCGTTTGGCGGTCAGTGTGCAGCTTTGATTGACTACGCTTTACAGTATGCGGGTTTATTTAATCTCGATTTCAGTTACATGAACGCCATTGATGGCTTAAACCGTGCTGAAAGTCTAGGGCTTAAAGTCACTTACTTCAACGGCGCTAACAATCCACCAGTGGGCAGTGTGTGGGTGACTAACTGCTTGCCATATCACCAATTCGGACATATTGGCTTTGTGGTCGCAGAAAACCCAGACGGCACAGTTACTACAATTGAGCAGAATATCGATGGCAACGGTGACGCCCTCTACAATGGCGGTTGGACACGCAAAGTCACTCGAAATCTTGATAGCGCTGGTAATTTCAGCTATATCGACTGGAGTGCACCAAGTCAACAAATGGTCGGATGGTTTGAATTACCATTCGATGGCATGACTGAAAGCGCCTATTTTATCGATGTATCAGCGTATCAACCGGGAGACTTGACTGGTATCTGTCAAGCGTCTGGGACTAATAACACGGTTATCAAAGCGACCGAGGGCGTGGGCTGGGTTAGTCCAGTAGCCACTCAACAAACTAATACAAGTAATTGCATTGGTTACTATCACTTTGCCCGTTTTGGTGGAGATGTTGCAACGGCACAAGCTGAAGCTAACTACTTTATCAGTAATCTACCATCGCATCCACGCTATTTGGTTTGTGATTACGAGGACGGCGCTAGCGGTGATAAACAAGCGAACACTAATGCAGTATTGGCATTTATGGACATTTGTAAGGCGAATGGTTTTGAGCCTATCTATTACAGCTACAAACCATACACGCTATCCAATGTGTATGTAGATCAAATCACTGCACGCTATCCCAATAGCCTATGGATTGCAGCGTACCCAGATTATGAGGTACGCTCAGAGCCATATTGGGGTGTGTATCCAAACATGGAACACACACGCTGGTGGCAATTTACATCAACCGGCTTAGCTGGTGGATTGGATAAAAATGTTGTTATCATCAATGACGGTGATAGTTTAGTAAATCAGAAAGAGGAAGAAGAAAATATGGATTATGTATTGCGTAGCGAAAGCGGAAGCCAAGGATATCTTGGTGTAGTTAATGGTCGTGTGTTTGGGATTGGCTCAATGGGAACAGTAGATGCTCTACGTTCAGCGGGTGCTAAACACTTGACGTTGCCAGACGATGATTTTGACCGTTTCTTGAATAGTCAATCAAACGACACGGCAGCAGTCTCTAAGGCAATCAACGAAGCTAGTGCATCAGTGGTCAAGGCCATTGAAGAACGAGCACAAGCCACACAAGGCCAAACTGGAAAATAATTAGACCACGCAAACTAAAAAACGAAAAGGAGTATATCACCTCCCCTCAGACCACAGTAGGGATAACATGGTGGTAGTGGTCGAGCCTCAGCACTTGCTGAGGCTTTTTTTATTTGGTATAATATACATGAAAACGACAATCCCCCTGCATCCTTTTATGGACAGATACGTTCTGACGTGGGGCTTTTTTTGTGGTATAATTAATAGGAATAGCTGTGGATAATCTTACGGGACCCATTTGCGGAAAACATCTCTTGTTAGGAGGTGTTTTTTAATTTTCTGTGCTATAATATACCTACAGCAAGCAAGCCTTGACTGTTCCAAAGACTGATTGAGTTCAGCGCCATGTAAGCTATGTGCACGTAGCCCGATGGAATTTCTGGAATGGTTGCAGTAGTGACTTACCGAAAAGGGTTGTTCCGGCAGCTCTTTTTGTGTTATAATAATATTGGTTTTGAGAATAGCCTTCATAGGTAGACGCCGCCCATAAAAGGGCGGTTTTTTTAATTGTTATAAAATCTGATTGTGATATAATACTATAAAAGGGTTGGTATGCTTCACTGAATACCTGCATATTCCCCTTCCTAGTGGTTTTTCATATTTGGTCAAGGACTGTTTCGGCAGTTCTTTTTTGTCCACCTTTCTGTCCACCTTTTTCAAAAATCTACGAAAATAAATAAAAATAAAAACTATAAAAACCTAGTAAAATCAAGCCTTTATAGTTTTCATTTATTTTTATATTCTATATCTTTTCGTTGGCAGGGGACATTTTTAAGCCTTTAACCATGCGGTTTTAAGCCGTTTTGTCCACATTTTGCCCCAATTTTATTTAAAGTTGTTTGACACCTATTGCGAGATAGGTGTTTTCTAATACCTTGAATGGTCCACTTATATTGTATATTCTAGACTAAAAAACCCCAGTTAGATTTAGTTTCTAATCGGGGTTTTGTCCTGAATACTTGATGATACTAAGCATTTTTTTGATTTAATTTACAGTTAAACTTGAGTTAGCGCTTGATGAAGAATGTGGATACTCGTAAGGATTGTTATCAGCATTGGGCCCCCACTCATTGATTTCATTGGATGAGCTAGATTGAACACTTTCTCCATCTCTATTAGTGACATATGAGCCGTCTTCTGGACCGCCCCAACCACGACCGCCTTCAGTAATAGCATATGATCCGTCCTCAGGTCCGCCCCAACCTCGTCCACCTTCAGCAGGCTTGGACTTTTCTTGATTTCCATCTTGGTGGGGTGTTTGGTTGTTTTGTTTTTGATTTGGTGCTTGAACAGAAGGAGATGCTTGATCTTTATTTTCGTCTTTAGCATCTTTTTTTTCATCTTCTTTTGAAGTAGTAGTTGAAGATTTGGTCTTCTCTTTTTTATGATATGAACTACTTTTTGATGAAAGGGTGTGATAGATGTGATGCGTTTTTGCTGCAAGCTTTACAGGTTCTTTTAAATGTTTTGATAAAAAAACAAATAGAAAGAAGAAAGCTAGCAAAGAGAAGGTAATGATATTATATTTTTTTCTTTTCTTTTCAAATTTGGCTCCGTTCTTAGTCATAGATGAAGAGTAAAAATTACAGTAAAAAAACCAGGTTTCCCTGGTCCTAACTATTAGCGGCTTACACGACGGCGAGCTGCTTTTTTACGGTTTTCTTCGATGAAAGCCAATTTCTTTTCTTCTGGTTCGATA